GTGTATGAGTCATCATATCCAAAGAAACCAACTCTTGCTTGATTATCGTAATATCTGAACTCAACACCACGATCTTTATTGTCATCACTAGCAGGAGCACTATCCCCACCAAGAGTAATGATGGGATCATCCACTGTTGTAACTGTTGAATTAATTGTCGTCGTCGTACCATCTACTTGAAAATCTCCGTGAACTCGTACTAACCCTGTAATAGCTCTATCATCACCTGGGTCAAGGTGTAATGTTGAATCTGTTGATCCGATATAGTTTGTTTGAACTCTTACATTTTCAATATGAACTTTACCAGTAGCAGCAGATGCATCAATATCAACGACATCTTCTGCAGTAAGAGTTAATGTACTTGTGCCAGATCCTGCGTTAGTAGAAGCAACAGTAAAGTTTCTAGCAGAAGAACTGTTCTGTGTTAGTTCTATATTGAAATCACCATCACCAGTCTTATCAATCTGTTGTGCTGTAGCACCATCTAGAATGAAATCTGGATCACTGAATAATGTTTTTACATTTATATCTACCTCTCCATTTCCACTATCTCCTGTGTTGTTTGCACCGAAAAGTAAACTACCCGAAGTATTGTTTACTTTAACGTAGTTAAGATAGTTAAATCCTCTGTATCCAGATGTTGCTGTAAGTTCTTGATCTAGTTCAAAGTTCTCTACTGTATTACCATCAGCAAATCCGATTCTATTATTTTGTAGTTGAGTGTTATCAACTCCTAAGGCGGAGATCGTGACGTGCCCGTTGCTGTCAACGTCGAAATCTTCCTGTGCAAATGAAGCCAATCCTTTCTGCTCTGTTGCCTCGGCAGCGAGATATCGCCACCCGCCAGAGTCACCGCTAGTATGAGTGGGAGCACCACTACCTGCTGCGATTCCTTGGATTGCTTGATAAACCTTTGATGCGTTAGCAATGATGTCATATCTAACGTAAGTTGTACCTGCACTGTAGCTAGCGTACTTACTACCTTCTGCAGCAGTAGCGATTGGTACATTTGTCGCAGATGTCAATCTACCACGGTCATCTACGGTAAACTTAACAGCGTTAACTGTAGGTGTACCAAAGGGTTCACCACTTCCACCTGCACCTGATACAGATGTCAGGGATTCAGTATTATAGTTACCTGGTGTTACAGTTGTTGTAATGATATCAATGGTTGGGTTACCGTTGATACCACCACCATCGTTTACAGATATTCTTCCTGCGGTTCCTGCAATAGTTCTAGTTGACATTGCACCACCAGAGGTTCTAGATATCAAACCTGTAGTAGTGAGACCTGCAACTGCTACAAGGTCTAAATCATATGGTTGAGCAGAAGATCCTTCTACTGTACCATTCAATCCATATGCAGCAAGTGTTGTTGGGTTTTCGGCATTTGTTATTCTACCTTTAGCATCAACTGTTACCTTAGTATAGGTTCCTGTAGCAGATGCAGAACCATCATAGTGAGGTAGTGTTGATTGTAATGCTAGTGAAGCAGTTAAGTTTAAGTTTTGTGATCCATCGAACACACCAGTGGCAAGAACATCCTGTGATAACTGGATCTGACGTGTTGAAGCAAGTCTTGAAGAAGTAGAAGCATTACCTATAACTGTTGATGTAATCGTACCTGCACTGAAGTTACCATCAGCATCCCTTTGTACTAATGTATTTGCAGTGTTAGATGTAGATTCAACAGGTCTCTCATAAGTCAAAGTGTTCCATGCGGTTACACCGTCACCGATCTTGAACCTACCAGTATCAAGCTCGATGCCAAGTTCACCTTGTGCAAGGGTTGGGTTAGAGTTCGCCCATTCCTGAGCACCACCTCTTCTTAACTGAATTCTATTTGCCATTTTTGAGTTATAACTCTAAGGGATATTATGCTTCCAGAGTATTTATGATAGAAAGAAGGGGGTTCTAGACCCCCCTTCAACTATTCAGTAGTTTCTGGAGTTTCTGTCTCTGGTGTTGGTTCCTCAGTTGCTGCTCCGTAATACTCTAGAGTTTCGATTGCTCCTTGAAGTTTTAAGGCAGTTACTTCGTTTTCTTTGATCTTTGCTGAAAGATCTTGATTCTCTTTGACTAATGCTGAGTATCGATCTTTAAACTGTTTGAGCATCTCGTCTTGTGAGACTTTCTCAACAGGTGCAGGTGCTGATGTTGTCATGATGATTTTTGTACTAACGTAAGTAAGAGTGATTTTATTTCACTCATATCTGATTTTAACCCATTCACTTCATTTTGTAAAGTAGAAAAGTCTTCTTTTGCTTTTTTCTCTGCCTGATATGCCTTCATATATTTTTCATATGTAGACTCATCAACACAGTCAAATGATCCACTTTGTGAATCACGAAACCAGTTCTGATGATCTTTTACAGGTTGATACATTATACAGCAAGAGCGATTGCTCTAAAGTCTTCGATTATGGGTGTTAAAGATTGATTTGGTGAAACAAATACAATCTTGATTTGATACTGGTCAAAGTTCAAACCAGAAACTTCATACTCATAGTCTTTGAGGACTATTTGATCTGTAGTTCCAGGTATCTGGGCTGATGAATCTGGGAAGAACTCAAATCCAAATGTTTCGATAGAATCTGTTGATCCAGTAGGTCGTATTCTATATAGCACCTTTATGAAAGTGTTAGCTGGGCGGTATCCTGCGAACAGTACTTTCAATGCACCAGAGGGATTTGAAAGATCTGCAGCACGAGTTATATACACTGCATCGTGTAAATCACCCACACTTAACTTAGCAGTATTTGGATCAGCAGGATTATTAATCCTATTCATAACAGTTGTCATTGACATCCTGTCTGTATCAAGAACAGGAGAAACATTAGATCTGTTACTGGTTAGTGTCAAGTCTAATCTAAATGACTTAGCACCAGAGAGCTCAGATGATTCATTGATTGTTGAACATATAAGTTGAGGTGCTAGTAATGCGTTATCTTCACTTAATATTATATCAGAGAATATACCATCATTTGCGAATGATTCTTGTAATCTTGTTGCACCATCATTGATTGATGTACCACTTATACCATTGATTCTTGCAGTCACCCCTGTTTGAGGTAATAACATTCTTTCAACCTGTGGAACTAAAATATCATACTGAACATTTTGTGTTGCAATAACACTATTTCCACCAGATCTAATACCAAGTCTAGCAATAGATGATGTAGATATCTCGTAAGTATCTAATGTTGGATTTAATATACCAGTATGAGTTTTATTAATCTCGATTAGTGGTATACCATCAAGGTTATAGCATTCAACAACTGACTCATCAATATGTGATACTGCAGTCGTTCCATCTAATCCTCTCTCTGATACGGTGATAGTTTTAAAGTCACTTGATATAGCAGTGTAAGATACTACTTCAGTTCCTGCATCACTAATGATTCTTGCATATCCTTTAACAGTACTACTAATAGTTTGACCATTAATAATAGTGTGGAATGCAGAAGCATCGTTAACGTTTACAGTAGTATCAGATGCTGATATAGCAGCAGTCAAGTATGTTGGAGATACTTCTGATGTTACACCAGTAATGATGACATTGTTAGCAGCACTATGCATACAGTGATTACTATGTCCGATTTTTACTTTCTTCTGTCCAGCTGAGTATGATGGTTGAGCAGTTGGGAATACATCACTGATTGCTGATGCTTCAACAGCATCACCTGCATAAGTTATAGAACTTACGGTTGCAGTTGTTGTTGATCCTCCACCAGTGATTGTTTCACTAGAAGGAGTAAACTCAGTAGAGACATATCTCAATGTTAATGTATTTGTTCCTGCAGTCCATGTTACAACTTCAGCAGTAGGAGTTGTTGCTGAGTTACCTGTGATTGTCTCACCAACAGTAAAGTCACCAGATGCACCACTAACAACCATGGTTGCAGTAGTTTTAGATGATACGATTCTATATGAAATAACTCCACCAGTATTTGAACCTGCTTGGAATGCACCAGTAATATCTTTTATTGTTAATAAGTTACCACCTGCATTTTGAGTTACTTTAGTAATAGTACCTTGTGCTAAAGATGTCTTCTGATAGATTCTAGCACCAACTGTAAACGGAGCAGATGTTGTATTTAATAATAGATCTTGCTCTGGAGTGAATGTTTGTACTGGATCTGCAGATAGATTTAACTTACCACCATTACCAATATCAAGAGGAGCATTATTTAAAGTAACAGTAGATAATAAACTTGTATTGAACTCAGCTCTATTTACTTTGAACTTCAAGTCTTCATACTGGTCAGCAGTCCATGTGGATGCGTTCTGTGATTTGAATAGAACACCTGCATATGGTTGCTCAGATATAGTTCTATCTCCTGATATATCAATCTCACCCATCCTTGATATCCAAATAGTATATTCATTGGAGTCAGATAGAAGAACAAAACAATGTTCAATAGATTGTGGAATATAAACAGGTGCCTTAAATGTAAACTTAGTTGCAACAGCACCAGTTTCAGATAACTGAATAACGGATGGTTCAAGAGTTATATCAGAGAATGGTAGGATATTAGTTGTTGGATATCCATTTTCCATTGTTCTAACCTGCATAGAAACAGGAATGTTAGCATCTCTAGTCTTGAAGTATACTTCCACAGATGTTAAGAATACACCACCTTCTTCATCAGTAATAAATGATTGTGCAAGAGGGTCATACCAACCAACCTGTCTAGTCTCAGTTCTAAGTGTATTGAAGTTTCTTTCTTGGTTAACAGTGTCACGAACAATCTCAGCATTTCTAACAGCAAGAATGTTTTCACGAACTCTGTTTAATGTACCTCTTGCTTCGTATTCTACCTCAGCAGATGATTCAACAGCACCTGCTATTCTAGAGTTACTATCTGAAGTAGAGAATCTGATAACTCTTGTACCAGTTGCCCAACGTGGATTAGTATTTACAGCAGCAGATGGTATGAAGAATGATGCACCCATCTTACCAAATCTATCAGAGATTAATCTACGATCTTTAACAACTGCTCTAGCACCAGAATCAGCAACTAATACCTCACCAACTTGTACATTACCAAAGAACTCACCAACTGCCTGTGCAGCAAGATCATCTGTATTAATATTCAAGAATGCTGTAGTAGAAGCATATGATGAAGGCATTGCTGTATCATCATATGGATTATAAACATACAAATCATTAGGAGATGCTACCTTTAGAACACATCCACTAGTTTGACCTCTTACAGTCTCTCCTGGAATGAATGGAGTAGAGTTTGTACGAGCATCAGTAGATGGGTTTTTAATAAGTTCGATTAGTTTTGGTGTCATATAGTCACTGACTTTTCTACCATCGAAGAATCCATAGAAACGAGTTCTTGGTTTTAATCTTTCAACAGAAACCTTAATGTTTCTAGAACGAATCCAAGGAATAGATGTTGATGATATAATACTATCTCCAAGAGATTGTCTATCGATTCTAGGTATAACCCTTGATCTAATACCAGATCTTCTTTGTCTAGTTACAGTCTCAAGAACTTCCTCTCTATTAACACGTCTCATACCACGACCTTCCCATACATCAGGTCTAGGTGATCTACCAACGTCTTCTTCTAACCAAATAGAGTTTCTAACTTCAGTAGAAGATATGACTCTAGATGTAGTCCACTGATCTCTCCATGCATTCCACTGAATAGGTGCAAAACCATTTTGATCAACACGAAGTTCAGATGATACTGCTTGGAAGTCACCTTCTATTCTTTGTACCTGTGCAGGTAATCTCTGTGTTTCTATCCAGTCATCAGATGCAGGACTTAGATCAATACGTCCAATGTATGTAAATACGTTGAATGGGTTGATGTTCTCAACTCTAGATGCATATGGTTGGTCAATGATTGTGAGCTCAGTATATGGTAGAGTTATACAAGGACCTGTTTTACTATAGTTTGTTGATATTGTAGTATTGAGTTGTAATGGAATATTAGTTGTATAGTGTGAAGGATGACATGTACCACCTGCAAAGTCTAATGCAGCTGAGAAATCTTCATGTGATGTTTGAGACTTACTATGATCAGAGAAATCATCAACAATAAATCCGTTTTTAAGTCTATCTTTACCATCAGAGTCAATAATCTTAGTGTTGAATGTATCAGATTCAAGCATATTGAGTGATGTATAGTATTCAACTTGATCTAATCTACGTTCAATACCACCAATATCTCTCATGGTATAACGTTTATTATCAGATCTAGTGATAACTATATCAGCTTCTGCATCAAAACCATATGGTTTATGTGATAGACTTGCTAAAAGCATACCATCTTTTAGATCATCAGGTTCTTGAGGTTGCTCAGATGACTTACCTTTAACTATTTGGAACTCACCTGCAGGTGTTAAGAATGCCTTATCGATTCTAGGTAGATACCAGTCAAAGTCTGCACGGAAGTTACTATTAAGTTTTGGTACGTCAAATATTGTAGCATTTGGAGATCCAGATACATTGAATACTCTTGACTTGAAGTCATATGTTGAGCAGTTTACAAATGCAGGAGATGCAACTGTACCAGTTCCACTATAAAGATTCTTACAACCTGGTCTAAAGTCTAAGTAATCAGCAAGATATTTTGTACCGAAGAATGGAATATCATTATAAGTTGTATCAAGATATGATTGACCACCAAAATAGTCACCAGTTGCAGAGTGTGTATAGTAATCAACAATCATTAATATCTTTCTGATTGGTGTTGATACACCTTTCTTACGAACTATTCTAGACTGATCATATATGAAGTTTGTTTGTGCTACTTCTAAGAAGTAGTTGTCTGTAATAACTTTTGATCCATCAATAACAGATCCTGCAGAGTCGTTAATAATAGCAGCAAGTGCTGTATTTGAACTATCAAATCCATCTATTGTTTCACCTGCCTGTAGTTTACCACTGATGTAAACAAGACTTAGTTTTAAAGTACCTGAGCTAAATGCAACTACCTTTGCTCTTGCACCAGAAGTTCTACCAGTTACGATAGTTCCTGTAGCAAAGAAAGTTGGTTCTACTAATGTTACACTTGGTATTATTGGATCATTATCATCTAATGATTCATATACAGCATGCAATCTATAGCAGTCTACAAGACCAAGAGATATATCTCTATCTTGTACTCTAGTTCCATATAAGTTAGAGTATACTAAACCATAGTTTTGTTTATCAAGATTTTCTATTGTTTTATTTGTTTTCAACACAAACATTTGTTGTGCTGCTTTTGTTTTCTTAGTTGTAACGTTTTTGGATATTGTCGCAGTAACTTTGATTGAAGTGATACTTGTTAAGTTCTCAATCTGGATAGTAGTTCTATCAGCAGAGGTGAACGTGGTATAACCAATAGCACTACTACTAGTTGTATTGATAGTGACTTGATCACCAACTGGGTGAGTAGAGTTTGAACCTGCAAGAACTGTGATTGTATAGTTTTCATCGGAGATAGATTGGAACTGTTCATTAGCTGGAAGTGTAATCGATACAGAGTTAGATGCAACTGATCTAGCATCAAATGTTCTTCTGACAATCATAGATTCATCAGAAATACTCTTGATGTATTTCTTAGGCATTGCACTCAATAAATCAGCATTGTTGATATTATTCAACTTAGAACGATATCTTAGTAACGCAGTATAATCTCCTGCAGATGGAGCAGCACTTCCTGCGCCAGGAGTTACATTTACTGTCTGTGCAGCATAGTCAAAGATAGTTGAGTTTTGACTACCAGTCAAACTAGCAGGATTTACCTTATCTACATCAACAAATTTAGTTGCACTGAAGTATATTCTATCGCCAGGTCTTAAATCTAAAGCAAAGTTTGATTGTGAACCAGTAATCTTTTCAGCAGAACCTGTTGCATCATATGAAAATGTGCTACCTTGAACTCTTATAATATCACTGAGTATAATATCAGCAGTATATTCTACAGTATTTGAACTCTCATCTCTACACAATACTTGACGTGTATCAGCAAAATCATATGAATGTACAACTTCGATAGTGTCTTTATTCAAACCATCAACAGTTATCATTTCACCAACAATAAACGTACCTTCTACACCATATACTAATGTATGATCAGCAGCACTCAAAGCATTTACAAGATAAGCTCTAGCACCTGATGTTGTACCAACTATTAATGATCCTGCATCTATAGTCTGTGCAGTTGCAAACTCAATAGCAGTAAACATCTGTACATCAAATACATTCATTTTGTAAGTGTCATCAGCATCACCAAAGGTTGTATTATCACCATCGGAAGTATGCTCCATAGTAGCAAGTCTTGCAAAACCTATGAGGTTACCTGCCTGACTACCACCAGAGGAAGTAAATGTATCTCTTAGTTCAATAGTCTGATATGCATTTGTTAATGTAGATCCAGTTGCATTAGGGAAACCATATACATTGCTTACAACAACATCATTACCCATTTCAAATGGTATGATAGTATTTTGTGCTGATTGTGTATCTCTTGGTTTTTCTATATCAACATATGTTGGTGATAATGTTTTGATTCTATATCCTCTAACATATGCAGTTCCTGGTCCAAACTCAACTGCGTATAAGTTTTCTGCAGTTGTATTACCATTTGCAGTTGTAGATCCAGATTCATATACACCGTTATTGAATCCATCATCTAAGTTTTCTCTAATCGTAATACCAAAATCTCTAACAACATAATCACCTGATTCTTCAAATGTTCTAGTTGCTAATGATCTTTCTAGTTCATCATATGCACTTCTATCAACAAGTTTTTCAACTTTACTATTGTTGATTCTTAATAGTTCTAGGAAGTCTTTATCAGCATCGTCTGTAAGTAGTTTCTTAACTAATCTTGTTGTGATTCTAAATCTATGAGAACCAGGAGCAGCATAGTTAGATGTTCCTGCAGCGTTATCGTTGAGAGATAAGTCATCTTCTGGCGTGATGATTGACTCTTGAATATCAAGTCCGATACGATAGGAGGGGTTGCTTCCATACTGATCTAATAGTAAGTATTGGTATGCTACATCAACAAAGAATCCTCTGATGAAATATACACCATCTTGTATGTATGCTACAGATCCTACCTGTAGAGCTGCTGTAGGAAGTAGTTGAGCAAATGGTGATCCAACTTCAATCAAAGTTGTACCAAATGTTATTTCTGTATCTGTTATTAACTGTTCGTTGTTAGAAAAAGTAGACTGGGTGTTTCCTGTACCACCAGACTCAATGTACTTAACGTATATTGTGATATAACCTTTTGTTGATTCTGTTGCAGATATACTGAATAATACTTTTGCTTTTACACCAGATGTAAGACCTTCTATTATTTTACCATTCAACTGACTACGATAGTTTTCTACATCAGCACCTAAGAATGATTCTTGTAACTGGATAGCATCGACATTTAGATCATAACCTACTTGACCAGGAATAACCATTGATCCATCTTTAAATAGATGTGATCCAACATTCTCTACCTGATTCTGCAGTATAGACTGCATGGTAGTAAGTTCTCTCGCTTGGATTGGGAATCCAGGACGAAATAGCACTCGATAAAAGTTTTTCGTTTTATCGAAGTCGTCGTAATATGGTGTGACGTTTAGATTGGTATTTTGTGCCATTAGAACTCGATTACGATTTTGATGTCTTCTACTTGGTCGTTTGCACGACTGATTGATCTCCTATTATCTATGTACACAACGTTACCAGAGTTTGCAGAAACTTCGGGTTTTGCATATCCATTGTTGAACTTCATACCCAAGTCATACTCTGTGTTGTTAATAGTTCTAGAAGATGAGTTTGGAACAGCAGGGAAGTTTACGTCAGGTTGTCCTGCAGCACCAGAGGTTGCACCACTGACTACGTTAGAACCATCAAACTCATTCTGTGTACCAGTAACTTCTGGGAAGATACCATCAACTGCGTTTTGATAATATTTTAAAACTTTAGTTGTAGCATTCCAAGAAATAACACGACCTCTAGCAGTAACGTTAGTACCACCAACGACTCGTGTTTGTGTAATGATTTCATCAGGAACGTAGTTACCTTGGAATGTAGGAGAGAAGATAACCGCTTTAGCAGCAGATATCGTCAAGTCAGAGATAAGTTCTGATGTACCAAATTTAAGTGGGTTTGTGATAAGACCTATACGACGATAGTCGTTATCAACAGGGAAGTCACCTGCACCCTCATCATATGAGAGCTTAGCGTTGATCATAACCCTAAATGCACCGATCTCAGTAACAGCATCAGCACCGTGCCCACCAGGAGGGGGTAAGATAACATCAACCTGTCCACCAGTACCAGTACCAATACCAGTGATATTATCAATCGTGATTTTACCGAATGTATATCCAGTACCACCAGATGTCACAGTAGCAGAGATAACTTTACCACCGTCAACAACGATTGAAACACGACCACCAGTTCCGTCACCGTTAATAGCTACGTTGTCGTAAGTACCATTGTTGTACCCAGACCCTGCAGCGTTAATAACAACAGTATCGACTTCACCTGATACTGCGTTTGTTTGAACAGCAGCGTTGGTGAATACTGGCATGTAGTCGTTCGAGAAAAACTTAAGAACGCTTGCAACTGGAATAGTGTACATGTACTTCCAACGATACCCATCACCAGTAGTAATGATGCTAGTACTAGTACCAGTAGGCTCGACAGTAGAAGGTTTACCATTTGGATCGGACGGAGATGTTCCATTATAGATGCATTTGTATACTTGATATTGAGAGTTTACAACATAGAAGTCAGAGTCATAAAGTTTAGTCGCACCAGAGGCAGCAGTTTTGGAGGGACTATAATCATGTCTGTACATGTCGTAAGTGAAACCAAGTCCACCAGTAGTTTGTTCTGGGGATACCCAGTCAATTCTACGACAAACTTGCACAGTATCAGAAGCAAGTACACGCTTCATCGATACCATGTCGTCATATGAACCTGAGAACTCAGAGAATGAGTCCACCGCTTGAGGCGGTGAGTTTTCATTATCCCACGGTTGTGGTCTACCAATAAACAGATACAAACGATCTCTCGTTGTACCTGCTGCTGTATCAGATTGAGTTGAGTCAGGACCTTCTAGTGCTTTAATAAACTTTTTCGCAGAAAAAATTCTAAACTGATCCGTTAATAAGGCTGCCATTGTTAGGTACTATTGTCCTCCTGTTTATTTATCGTAGTTACGAGCGAACTGTTGTAAGATATTCAATGCTCTTGATCCTATAGGTTGCTCCACCATTACCTACAAGGTTCTCTCCACCTAATACTGCTTGTGCAGCAGCGTTTGCACCTGTAGTGTCACCACTCGCATTTGTAAATGTTACAGTTGGGTGTAGATTGTAGGTGCCATCAATAGTTTGAGGGATTCCATATCCTCCATTATTGATTGTTATTGATGCAACTTGGTCTCCTGCAGTTGTCATTACGACAGTACCAGTTGCCTGTATATCTCCTGTATTTTCTATTGCTATTGTTGGGACTCCAGTATAGTTTGTTCCAGGATTTGAAATGATAAAGTCAACTACACTGCTATTTTGAGAGAACTCATATAGCAATCCACCAATACCAATATTGACATTACTAGTATTATAAGGAACTATATCCTTCACTTGTAACAATCCAGTACCAGAATTCCAAGAAACAACAGTTGCTTGTACTCCAGAAATAGAACCAGTTACAACTTCATTAGTTTGATAGTTTGTTGTTGTACCACCTGATACGTCTAATGTGATATTTAGCACCGCAGTATGTGCAACACCGTCTGCAAGTCCACCTGCAGAGGTAACTGTAGCATACTTAAATGGTATATCACCATCCTTGATACTATCACCAACTTGGAATAGAGTTGTATTAGTACCACCCTGAGTTTCCTCAATACCATACAGTGAACTGTATATACCACCATCAAGACTAATCTGGTTAGCAAAGTCAGTGTTAGTATTGATTAGATCAGGTATACCATCTCCAGCTCCTGCGTTTTCATCATCATCTTCAAAATCTTTATCTTGTAATGTTGTAATAGGATCTGTCAATGCTGTAATAGTATTTCCTACAGAATCAATAACAGTGTGTGGTAAGACACCTGCACCAGAAGAAGCAGCAACACCTGCATCAAACTGTACAATAGCATCTTCTGTTGCTGCTCTACCACCATCGATGAATGCTAGTTCATCAACTTCAAATGTAACTAAAAGTTCTCTAGTTGAAGCATCCCAGTCATATACTTTAGCAACTTTGTTATTGGCATTCTCAACACGACGTATAACTCTATCACCAACATTAAATTTATAGTTTGATATACCAGTAGTACCATCATTCTGATTGGCATCTAATATAACTCTTTGATCATAGTTAAAGTTTACACCACGAGTTAGACCACTAAATCTACCTGTAGTTTTAGAAGTATAAGTTATTGTTTCTTTATTGATTATTATTTGACCCGATCCTGGATATGCTGCGGTAGAGTCAACATATATGTTTGTATCATTTGCAGTAACATCTTTGACAAGACCTGTAAGGTATATCGCAGATGAGTTAAATGCCTGTCTTGCTCTAGTCTTACGTTTAAGATTTACAAGTTTTGTGAATATAATATTTGGAACTGAGGTGTATCCTTCGCCTGGATCAGTAATATTAATGCCTGTAATAACACCCTGTGATATAGTTGCCTCTGCTTTTGCACCTATACCTCCACCACCAGATATAAGAATATAAGGTGCTTCTTGATAGAACTCACCTGGATTTACAATATCAACTCTCGTAACTTTACCTAAAGTATCAATCTCAGCAGCACCTTGTGCACCTGCTCCACCACCACCTTCAAAGATAAGTGTCGGAGGAGTTGCATAACTTCTACCTTGACCTAGTAAAGATAAACCAGTAACAGTCTGAACAGTAGGAGTTCCTAATGCACCAGTTCCTTGTCCACCTAATATTTTTGCTTTTGCGGGACCGAAATAGTTATCACCCTTCACAGTCATCTTAACATAAGATACTGATCCATTGGTGTTTAGTACAACATCACCTGTTGCTAATGTTGGGAATACAGTTGGTTGAGCAGGAACAGCACTACCTTCAAAGATAGGAGCTCCATAGAATCTAGGACCTATAGCATATGGAAATACAGGACTTCCCATAGCATTCTCTGTCATAAAGTATGCATAAGTTCCATTAGGATACTCTGGCGTTACTCCAAACTTACCATTATACTCATCAAGAGTTCCAAGACCTGCTTGATATATGTAATCAGATGTTAGGTCTCCAAGAATGTAACCATCGTTAACAAGTCTTAAACCATAACCTGAGGCAATGTACCCAAAAAGGTATAGGACGGAAGGTGCATCTACAGGAACTGTAAATGTTAGTGACCGACTGGAAGCAGCATTGAATCCACTGAGATATTGTTGATATGTAACTGTACTACCATTAATCTGATACGTTATCCCTTGACCCGAATACAAGCGAGACGTATCTCCAATAATCACTGGATTGGTTGAATGCCAACCGTCGGTTTGAGCTGATATAAGTATATGATTCGATCCGCTATTACTTGCGTCATTCTGGTTGAATATATACGTTCTTCCCCTTTTTAGGTTTAAAAACTCAGGTGATGATCCATTGAATGCAAACTGTCCGTTAGCAACAGTAACTGTATAAGTTTCTGTTCCTGCAGTATTTACAATCGGTCTAGCACCTTGTAACTCAGCAGTAGTTCTTAGTCTATAACTAGATGTTTCTAATGCTGCAGTGCCAGAAGAGTTATATCCGTATGGTCCGTATATTGGATATCCATCTAAGGACATACCAATAATCTTGGAGTGACCATCTGTATGTCTAGAATAATCTAATGTTCCTGCATTTGCAGTACCAAAAAAATCCTCGACATAGTATGTATTCAGATTAACGTCATCATCAGTATCAGTTGTGGTATCCAAGATCATATAACCTTCATCGCCAGAATATCCTGACATATAACGATGATTACCACAATAATAATATATTTTCTGTGTCTCATCAGCATTCATTATGAATATTGGTTTTAATGAATTTTCATAATCTGCAGCATGAGCTGGAGGAGAAGAAACAGAAAAACTATTACCTTGTCCTGTATGATAATGACACCAATAATATAATGTCGCAGGTGCACTGGTAGGTACAGTCCATGTAACTGTACGACTTGTAGCAGCATTAAATCCACTAACATATGCTGCCATAGTAACGACAGAACCATCTAACTTATAAGTAACACCATTCATATAATGACCATGACCACCATGATCTCCACCTGATCCAACGCTGAACATTAATGGATGATTTGCACCACCATATACTTCATTACTATTTTCTGACTGATCAAAGATATAAGTCGAACCTCTAACTAAAGCAAAGTTAGCAGGTTTTTCAACACCATTGAAATAAAATACACCTGTAGATTGTCCTGCAACACTGTCTACACCTACTGTAACTGCAACGTTAACTGTAGATATACTAGCAGTAGAACCTGTACTATTGTAATATAATGATCCGCCATTTAATGTACCATCAGCAGTCGTAGAGAACTGCATAGGATGTGAACTATTTGAACTATCAGATTGATCCCATATTATGAGGTAGTTTTTCTTAACTTTGATATCTTCTGGAGCAAGGTAGTACTGACCTGGCGTAAAGTTACCAAACTCTGATGCATCAGCACCAAACTCGATATAAAACAAACCATTAGGGAAAGTGATAGGATCACTTGCCACTCGAAACTTAAATCCATTTGAACCTAAACATAAATCAGCAGACTGGAAAGGACCTCCAGTTACTTGCCTTAGATATATTCTAGTTATAACATTTAAATTATTTCTGACAATCTTTGCAATAGTTCCACGTCCAGTTCCTGCCACTTCATCTACTATTCTACCAACCTCTACATTACCTAATGTTTCATCTATAGAATCAACAACTAACATTACATTATCAAGTTCTGTCTTAATAGTCCATGTAAACTGTTCTTGAAGTCCCCATTCAAATACACCATTTGCAAGTTTAAACTCTTCTAAAGTTTTACTTGTGTGATAATAATATACTTGGTTATCTAATATTGCATCATATAGATTTGTAGTTTTTACATAATCATATTTTACAATATCAATAGGTAAGTTTGTTGGTGCACCACCTGCTGTACCCCAGTCTGGTGTATGTAATAGACCACCATTTGCTAATATACCTACTACTTTATTTGGTTGAAGTTCTCTAGTTCCTGGATTTGGAACATCTTTACCACCACGAAATACAAATGTTTGATTAAAAGATCTATCAAGAAGTGTGGTGGATCCTCCTGGTTGATATTCAGTTGGATATATTTGAGATGGTTTAGGGTGATTATCACTTGTAATAGTTAATCTATCAGTTTTTGTTGTACCATCTAATGCAAAAGTTCCTGATGTTGGTGAGTTAGGATGACCTTGCCATATTCTATTAAAATCAAATGAGTTGACTACGTTTGGTGTTTCTTGCTCAGGAATGATCTGTAAACGTAATGGATCATATCCTCTTCCTCTGTTTAAAACTCTTACATGAATGATCTGACCAGAACCAGAATCAATGATTGGATATAATAATGCCTCTACATCAGGTGTACCACATCCAGTCACAGTAAGTCTAGGTGGATCAGATTGGTTATAACCTGATCCTCCATCTAATACTTTTACAGCACGAACACCAAATATCTCATCAAAGATTGGTTCAATGACTGCACCTGATCCTGGAACGTCTCTTGCCATTTATTATGATACTACGTTGATAGTTCCTTGCATCGCAGCATGGAGTGTACACTGATAATAAAGAGTTGATGGAGCATCAAATGGCACAGTCCAATATAGGATTGAGCTTATACTACCAGTTTGTCCTGTAGTATATGGTGTGCCAGATAAACCCTGTGTTGATTGAATCCTAAATGGGTGTCCACCACCTTCAACACTATTGTCAAATGCATAAGTAAATCCTCTATGCACATATAATGTTGGGTCACGGTTTTCCCCTGCAGGAAGACCAGGTCCGTTGATTAAGAAGTCATTACTAGCATTTTCTACAGGTGCACCTATCTCATACCATATGATAGGTCCAGTTGTAGGAGTAGGAATCCACTCAGATCCTGACCAATATATTCCATCACCTTGTGTTAAACCTGCTGTATTTGTATCAGTCAGAGCAGCAAATGTTGTTGTTAAAGTTCCAGAGAAGTTGACTGTTACAGTGTCTCCCGAAACTGCAGTAGTAATATTAGTACCACCTGCAATAGTCAGTGTATCTGTTTGACTGTTAGCAGTTGTAGATCCTGTGTCACCTGCAACAGATTGGAATACGTTAATACTACCAATACCTGCAGCATCATCAGCAGGTAACCATTTACTACTAGATGAGTTCCATTTTAAAACTTGATCATTATTAGGAGGAGTTGTAGTTGTATCAACATCAGATAGCATGTTAACACTTGATCTTTCAGTCAATAATTTTACTTGAGTATTACCTACACCACCTGCAGTAATATTCATATTTACATATGGATTATCATCACCACTGACTGTAAAGAAATATCCTCTATAAGTTCCAACTGCAGGAGCTCCTGCTAGTGTAGCATATTCATTATCATATGATATTGATGTAGGAAATATAATAGTTCCACTCTCTGCAGCATTTGGTGCTGCCTTTGTACCTTTGAATATTGATGTTACTCCACCTGCTGATAATGTTAAATCTCCTGATCCATTTGTTGCGACTGCTATACTACCATTACTTGACGAAACAATAGAGTTTCCATTCACATCTAACGCTGCAGTCAGGTTAGTGTAATCTGATGGTAGGAATGTGCTACCGTTATATCTTAATACTTGTCCCACAGCAGGGTTACTGGCACTAACAGTTAGTGTCGAACCATTACCTAAGGCAGTATATATTTCGTTAAAGTTGTCATTGACCTTATCGCCTCCGACTCTCAGGGTGTCACCTGTGTTGTCATTAGCAGCAGATCCAAGACCTATCGTTTGTTTAGCCATTGCTCGCTACAATTTTAGTTATTTATGGGGTTTCGGGGTCTACCAACTCTTCCCCGTAAGTTGATATGTCTGGAGCAGTCCAGTCATCAGGTACGGTAGTTTCAACATTGATGCCTGGATTTGAATATCCAGAACCAGTTGCACTCAGTTCAACACCTGCAACACCAACTAGTGCACGGATGTTTCCATCGAAACCAGATATGGAATCGATTCTAACAGTTGGTCTAGTTGAGTATCCAGAACCTCCGTTAGTTACTTGAACCTTGTCAATGAATCCTGATGTCAATACAGCAGTTGCAGTTGCGTTTTGACCGAATACAGATCCAAGATAATCAAATGTGATTAGAGAGTTTGATGATTCAATAACAGCAACTTCTCTATCTGATGTTTCACCTTGTATATCAATAAAGTCACCTGGTTCGATTGGTGGTACAACTTCAGCAGCGTCAACGTCTGCTTCAGAACCAACGTATGAGAAGGCAACGAATGTTGATCCAAATCTAGGAACTTCAGAGAAGATGATTCTAGAACCAACAATCTCAAAACCAACGCCAGGTTCTTGGATAACACCATTGAGTGAACAAATAATATTGTTCTCAGGTCTTATCACACTAGACTGCACACCTTCAGTCAGTGTCAATGAGTAGAATACATCGTTACGTTTCAAGTTGAATGACTGTCTCAATGAGTCAAACTCGAATGAGATGTCATCTAACTGTCTTAGTTTACCAATGTAGAATCCAGTGAATGATGCACCTAGATCTGGTGGTTCAGTAAACTGAATCTGGTTGGAGAACGCTGTGTATGCGTTTGTAGCACCTGGTGGTTGCAATATACCATTAATGAATATTAAGAGGTGTCCTGCGGGATCTGGGAGGTATGTAGTACCATTTGTGATAGTAAGATTAAATGTTGTTTGAGTACCATCAAATCCTTTGAATGATCTCTTGACTCTTGCCTTAAGATCAACCTGTGAGAAGATAACAGCACCGTATGAATCAGGTCCTCTGATAGCATCTCTAACACCAAATGTTCCTGTGACATCACTTAAGTATAGACGCTTGTTAACACCATCAACACGAACGTCTTGTACAAGTGCAGCTCCACCACCTGCAGTTGTAACTATAGTTGCAATAGAAGCATATCCAACGGGGAATGTTGCTGCTAACCCGTAGTCTCCAATCTGATCACCAATAGAGAATGTTCCTTGATATTCAATCATGTAAACATAGTTGTTAGCAATATCAACATCAGTAATGATACCGTATGTGGCAGAATCCTGTACACCAGATACGACCTTATAAAGTCTGTTACCAACTGAGAAGTTGTTAAGATTACTGATAATATTAATACCAAATCTCTTATAACCTCTTGATGCGATTCTATCACCAACACCAATATCTAAACCTGCATACTTGCTGACTACAATGTATTGTCTAGAAGATTCTGGATATACAACTGCAGTTGTTTCAAATGTTCCTAATAATGATTCAGTATCAACAGTCAACTTACCACCTGTGTTATCTGTAACTGCTGCTTGTGTCTTCAAGAATGAAGTTGGTTGAGCAATAGCACCAGATGTATAACCCTTGAATGGAATGTCAGCAACAAAGTCACCCTTCAGATTAATGATATGAAGACGAGTTTCAATAGCACTGATTTGAGCAGTTGTAGAGTTAGTTGCACCAACAACGTTGTCTGATACTGCCCAAGGACCTGCTGTTATTTGTACATCAAGATACTTGAAGTTTGCATCTGAGAAGAATCCGTATACTGTACCTGTGATAGATGGTGCACCTTGTTTTGCAACAACTTCATTCATTGTATATGGACCATCTGTTATATCACCATCTATTCTAAATCTTGAATATGTTTGTACAACCAAACCTTCGTTGGTTGTTATATTTTCTATTTCAGCGTATGTGTTACTTAATGTTCCATATACGAAGTCAGCATCAGCAACACCACCTCTTAACGCAACTGGTATAGTTCTTCCAGTAGTGTAAACCTTAGTTGGAAGTTGAATACCATTGTATGTTGTCAACTGAATATAAGAAGTATCATTCTTAAGTTGATTTCTAATGATTCCTATAAGATATCTAATCGCAGCAGATATAGAATCCTTACTATAATCTGCAGCAGCAGTGCTATCATAGAATGAATAGAATCCTGAGTTTGGAGCAGGAGATGTAAGAGTTCCATCAAGAGATGCAATCATATATGTTTCTAGAAGATCTAGAATAAAGTTCTTAGTGTTGTATGATGTATCTGCATAGAATAATCTACCACTTTGTGCTTGATATGGATCAAGAGCATTCTTAGTAAGTTTAGCACCCCATACAATAATACCAGTTGAACCATCACCTGACCAAACACTACTTCCAGTTCCACTCTTGATAATAATTTTATTTCGTAGAGTAGTAAAACCAAAGGAGAATGTTGCAGTAATATAACATCTAAACCAATCATTACCAAGTGGGAATACACCGAATGCATCAGCAGTTATACCACCTTGAGGTGTAAAGATTGTACTTGTAGTACCATCTGTAAGATTAAGATCAAAGAATACATTTTGCTCACCTGCACCACCTGGATCAAGTTGCATTTGGAATCTGATTCCTTGTGATCCAGATGCTTTAACAAATGCTGAGAATGTAAATGTCTGTGTCTCTTGAGCTCCAACAGCACCAGTATCAAATGTTTCGTTTGTAGTATCGAATGTAGTTGTACCAGAGTCAAATGTTTCAAATGCAGTTAGGTTGAAGTCTCTGTTTATTTCATGTTGATTATTAACACCATTATTAGGAGTTACATCCTCTGCAGTTTGTGAATCATCAGGAGCAAGAGTTGCAACGTTATCAGTAATCGTTACACCAGTTGTAGGTGTCCAGTTGACTGCATATGCTTCTGGATTTGTCCAAAGGTTTGTACCTGCAGTTTGACCAGAAACTGTAGATATTATTGTTCTAGCAGTAGCAAGAGTTCTTGTATTTGCTACCTGAGTATACCAAGTATATCCAGAACCAACTCCACCACTAGAAATAGTAGCAGTTGCACCAGATGTCTTACCTGTCAATGTATTACCTGCAACCCATGCAGTTCCTGTAAACGGACCTA